TCGTCGCTTTGACATCTAGTGAGTCTGTCCAAAGCCATTTTGCAGTATTCGAGATTACAATCAATTCCCAAAAAGTGCCGATTTAGACGGGATGCAACAAGAAGTGTTGTTCCGCTTCCTGAGAAAGGATCAAGTATTAAACTTCCAGTAGGAGACCCTGCTAGGAGGCAGGTTTCAACTAACTTTTCTGGAAATACTGCAAAGTGGGCATCTCGATATTTCGATAACGGTATAGACCAGACAGTACGCTTGTTTCTTCCTAATGGATGAAATGCTTGGTCCCATCTGCCACGATGAAGATTCGAGTTCCCCGCGTTCTTGCCTTCCTCTGGCGTACCGTTTGACTTTCCGAAGTGATTTCTACCTCCTTTCATTTTGCTATTTTCAGAGAACGTAACGTGCGGCTCTCGGATGGAATCAGCATCGTAATAGTAGTCAGCTCCTTTTGAGAACATAAAGATGTATTCATGATCTGTCGTCGGGCGCGTTTTGACAGAAGATGGCATTGCATTTGGTTTCTGCCAAATGATGTCTGAGCGAAGAATCCACCCATCGGCCACTAGGGCAAGAGCAACGCGCCAAGGCATTCCCAATAAGCGGCCATCCGAGTATTTGTCGCCGAGATTGAGCCAGAGGGTGCCATTGTCCTGAAGGACTCGGCGGCACTCGCCGAAAATATGAACGAGCTTAGCAATGTACTGTTCAGGCGATTGTTCTTGTCCAAGCTGCCCATCTGCCTGGTAGTCTCTTTGGCAATAGTACGGGGGGCTTGTGACAATACATTGGACATGCTTATCTGGTATTGCCTTAAGAGCCATACCTGCATCGCCATGCAATATGGCGTCTCGGAACGCCCCTGACGCTGGTCTTAAAGTATTAGTCCCTTGCTCTTCCTTAAGAACATGAATAATCTCATGAGTCTTAATGGCAATTTTATCTTTCATGATTCCTCCGAAAAACCACGCCAGACAGGCAATAGTGACTCTAGTTCAGTTGCCAGTTTTGGGCCAATTTCATCGGTTTGATTGGGATTCGCTTGGATGTAAATTAAGTTTTCGCAATGCAGAGATTTAAGGTCTCCACCCCATGATTCAGCAATAACTATTGGAATGCACGAGTACCCATTTTCCTTTGCAACGCTTATAGATTTGTGAATGTCACGGGTAAACAAATTTGCGTGCCCGCCGCCCATTGTTTCCCGCGTTTTGACAGGTATCAGGATTTTTGATTTTCCAGACACTACCTGAACGTCGTATGTTTCATCGCTAATTGTGATTTGCTTCTCACCAACGGCCAAGTCAATATCATTAGATGAAAAAAGCTCTGTGAGCAAATTGCGAACCAGTGATTCAAAGCGAGTCCCCTTTAACGCACGTCTGCTTCCTTCTAGTCTGTTGAGCATAATTTCCGAGATAACTGGCCAAGTCCATTTTTCTGAGCCTTTGAAAATGGACCCGACAAACTCGCGCAAATGATTAATCAGCACAGCTTTTTTCTCTTCGAGAGTTGTCCCATCTACTGAACGCAACAGTGGCTCAAGTCTCTGGGCAGGAGCGTCGCGAAGAATCCATGCGAGAAAATACCATTTGGCTTTGCCGTTATTGTATGGCCTTCCAAGCCCATCGTACAGTGTGGCACCAGCCGGGTTTGCGAGAAACGTGGCTTTCCATCATCGATCCCCACTCGACCCAAACCCGCCTTCTCCGCGCTCACTGGCCACGAAATCATTAACGATCTTTAATTGCGCTCGCACCACCGGGACGATGACCAATTGTGCGATACGATCTCCGACATTGATCTTGAATTGATCGTCGCTGCGATTCCAGCACGAGACCAGCAGTTCGCCCTGATAATCGCTGTCGATTAGGCCGACTAGGTTTCCCAACACGATACCGTTCTTGTGGCCAAGGCCGGAACGCGGAATAATGTACGCAGCTAGCCCTGGATTGCTGATGTAGATTGACAGGCCGGTTTTGATAAGCTGGACATCGCCAGGATAAAGAATCATCGGCTCATCAATCATCGCCCGCAAATCAAGTCCAGCCGATCCCGGCGTTGCATAGGTCGGCAGTGGGAATTCAGTGCCGAGGCGAGGATCAAGAATTCGAGTTTGGATTTCGTGGTAGTAAAGTGGGGTCATTATTGCTTTGTCTCCTCAACTTCAGAAATCTCGATAATCGCATACGGTGCTAACGTCGTGTAATCCTTGCGCGCCTCAATTCGATTGATAAGACAATCATCTATAATGACGCCGGCATCAACAAGCGCGTCTTCGGTTGACCTAATGAGTTTACTCAAGTCCGGCTTAATGATATGAGCTTGTGGAGCACCGCATTTAACCTTTCCGGTATTCTTTCCGGCCCCGTAGTGGCTTTTCGGTCGTGAGAAGAAAAACCGGAACGTGGCGCTGATTGATCCACCCATCATCCTAAATCCATGTTCTCGGTTTGCGTCAATAGCGGCGGCCTTGACGGCTTCACGCCAGGGCTTCACGTATTTAGAAGATTCCACCATGACCCCTTTCCCGACATGCCGCTTGCTGCCCTGCGGTGCTGGGAGGCCATGGACGGTAAACTTAAGCTCGTGGGCAGGCATCGGCATCATCCATCAAATTTTGCTGTTTAAGACACTTTCCACGACTACCCGCTACCCTACCATTACCTACGCCGATTGCGTGCCTTGTAGGTGCCTTGCGCGGCGATTTTGAAGGCTTGGCTGGCTCAAGGCTCGATAGGTCGCCGCCCAAGCACGCGTAGATGTTGATCGGATGCGCGGTTTTCGGCTTGGGCGGTCGGTAGCGTCTAGTCATTTTTCGCTCTCAAGTTCGGCGGCGTATCGCCAGCCGGTAGTTTCAACATGTGCCGCCAAACCAGGTTGTACTTCGCTGGGTTTTGTTTGACGGCTCGCCACCCATCTTCGGTTTTACCGGGCAGGCCGAGATAGTGGGCGCGGATTTGCGAGTTGGTACGTTCGGAAGCCAATAGCATCTCGGCCTCAACTTTCGGATTTTTTACCACGCTCAGCAATCGCCATGTAATCCACTTCAGACAACATCAATCTAGGAACAGGCCGTACTGGTTTTCCACATCGGTCGCACGTATATTCGGCCTTTCCGAAATGGCCGCGCCTTTCGATGATCCGACCATCGCAGTTCTTTGGACAGCGTAGGTCAGTGCGTAGAATGATGGTGATCATTTTAGCTCCCAATTTCTATAAAATTTCCTACGTCGATTTGAATCAACAACCATCCCTAGCCCTGGATGATATGGATAAATAACAATCATTGACTGATCGACATAAACAAAATTTCCAGAAACAGGGGAAACGATTTCCGAAGTAATTCCAAACCGCCACGCCTTTTCTGCATCGGATTCAAGACAGAATCCGCTTGCTTTCTGATATGTGATATTCACGCCGCGCTCCAATCAACAGTTTGACGATAATTGTGCGTATTCACAACGGCGCTATTCATTGGCGTGACCTCGCCGTGTTCATCGCAAAATCCTTTGCTGCTGGCAATAATGCCGTTCAGTAGCCTCTTGCAGTGCGGGCAGACCTGATAGACAGTGGGCGCTGGACGGTAGGCGGAATCGCCGGATGCGCCGATGATTGAGCTATTCATTGCGCCTCCCACTTCAAGCAAGTCGCCGTTTTCTTAACAGCGAAACCGCCGATTCCGCAGCGCTTGTTTTTTTCTTGCGTGTATTCGCCGAAATAATTATCAACAACAAATTCGCTTTCGTAGCGCGCGCAATTTCCGCAAGTTCGTGGAATCGGCTTATCGTTGTAGCCTTGATTGATTTTCGCTTCGGATTGTTTGCTCATGTTCACTCCTCACAATACGACAAATTAGACGATAGAACCACACCCAGCGCGCCCCTACGCGTCCCCCGCCGCCGTTGCTGCGCTCGAACCATATCACCCTATCTCTCGCTTGCTCATGGCGCAAATAATCGATGATTTGGGCCTGTATATCGCCCTCCAAGAGCGTCCCTGGATGCAGCCGAAACGGTTCGGTCATGCCTCAATCTCCGGGTTTGGCTGGGTTCGGTACGCCTCGGCCATTTTTTCAGGCGTGACCCTTCCGGAGCGCAATGCGTCGCCGACTAGATCGGCTTGAAGCGCCCATGTTTCGCTATCCCATTCGTTGCGTAACGCTGCCTGTTTCATGCTGTTTTTCAATTCGTTAGGAAACGTTGCGAAGATCAATCTAGCATGATTGTAGGTCATTCTGGGCACCAGTCATCAGCGATTTTTTTAGTGTCCTCTAGACCTATCGGACCTATCGGACCTATTTTGTCGTTTCCCCCTATAGAGAAATTACCATTTTTAATTTTTTTGTTTAATGACGAAAATGGCCCAAAAGTGCCCGATAGGTCCAATGGGTCCACAGAATTTGTTACTAATATACCAATACCTATACGGTAATGATCGCTCCTTTTTTCACGCTGAAATCCCTTTTCATCCAATAACATACCGAGTTTTTTCTGGCTATTCGGTCGCTCTCCGGCTTGCTCGCACCACGATTTATAGCTCGCGTACAAATCTGCCGATTTTGCCTCCAAATTTGGGCGCACGAGACAGCACTCTTCGAGCCACGCCGAGACGGTATCTTGAGACGCCCTGTAGGCGTTCGTTGCGGTCAGCACGGCCTTGGGGGAGGGTAGTCCGTTTGCTTGCCAGGAAAGCGCCCCACAGACCGCCCACGCGAGGATTCCAGGCAGTTCTGCGGTGAGTTTCTCTTCCATCTTCGAGTCCTTCACTGGATCGCCCTTGCCGGGGTCATGGAACGTCACGTCGAACGGCACTAGCCGGACGCGCCTCCATATCGCGTGGTCGGTTCCTCGGATTTCCGGCTTGTGGTTCGTGGAGAGCCAAATTTTCCAAGTCGGATCGAACGTCCAGAAATCCTCCCGCATCCGCCGCGCGCGGACCGAATCGCCACCGGTAAGCTGTTTGACTAGAGTTTCGTTGAAGCGCCGCCCTTCGCCGGTTTCCTGACAGATAACGACTCGTTTTCCGTATAGATCGGCTTGTTCGGTTGGATGGCGACGGCTGATGTCCGTCATGAGCAAGTCTGGCGCGGCTTGCAAAGATAAACTACCGAGAAGTTTTTTCAGAATATTGAGAAATACGGACTTGCCATTACTCCCACAACCATGGCAAATGATTATGATTTGTTCTCGCACGTCTCCGGTCAGAGAATACCCAATGGCGCGCTGCACAAATTGAATAAGCTCTGAGTCTGAATTAAAAATTGAATTAAGAAAAGCAAGCCACGTTGGACATGTTGCGGACTGATCGAACGATATTCCAACTTGATGCGTTAGTCTATCTTCGCGCTTGTGTTCTTGTAGTTCGCCATTCGATAGATTGACGGTTCCATTGCTTGCGTTCAGCAAAAATTCCCATTTGTTTAACTCTGTTGTGACCGTAACGACTTTATGCCGAGCGGCCTTTAACATACATCCGCGTGTTTTTGTTAGCTCCAGTTTTTCTGATAGTTTTAGAAGCCATGCGGCCTTATCTTGCAAAGCCTTTTGTCTAATTTGCAGCTTTCCGTATTCGTCAGGTAGTGGGAATTCATTCTGCAAAATCGCCATTTTAGCGAGTAATTTTGCACGTTTATCCGTGTTCTCGGATGCCTTTCCACGTAGATACTTAGGTACATCGGCAGCCAATCTTTCAATGTCGAGACGAGTATCTATGGCCCAATGCGTACCATCCCAAATAAGCCACTTTTCCCAATCCGTGCAATATAGAATATCGTCGCCGTGCAGACCAAGCAGCAGGTCAGCATTAGCATCGTCGGTTCCTCGATACTGGTTAGCGTCGCTTTCTGACTGAATAATCTTTAGCCTTTTCTCGGCCTGCTTGTCTAGAAATGACTCGCCGCGTTTCCGTCCATCGTCATCAGCCACAGCGATTGACTCCTGACAATTCAACCGCACGTTCAATGCGCCGAAATGCCGTCATGAGCCGTTTCTGATCGTCATCATTCAATGTCTTGCCATCCAGGATGGTACGCGCCGCCGCAGAGACGACCAGTGCTTCAAGATTCAATGATTTCAACACGTCAGCGGCAGGAAACGGCCGATGTTCTGGATTGGCGTGACCAATAGCTCGTGAATTTTCTGGGAAAAGATCGGACAGTTCGAGTCCGATTGCGGACAACACGGCATCCACGGAGCATCCGGTGAAGCAGTGAATGAGAATACGTCCGTCCGGCAATTCCCTAATCGACAACGAAGGTGTTTTATCTTGATGCGCCGGGCAACGCGCGACCCAGCGCCCAGCGCCGGTTGCCCTACATTTTTCTAACCTAGAGAGTAGATCATCAATCCCGCAGGGCTTTTTTTTATTCGAATGATCGGGTATCATGACTCAATCCTCATGTGTTGCGTTGTATGTGCATTGTGAACGAGCCGGCCCGCCAGCCGGCTTTTTCATGCTCATTTTTCGGATGCGGGTTGTTTCCACCATCCTCGGGGATGTCTAGGTAGACATCGCAACTGATCTTCGCTGAATTTTTCTGTCAGTCTATGCCAAACCCAGCCCCGGTTGAATCCTTTCTTTCCGGCAACGTTCAGTAATCGATGGTACTCATTCTTAACAACGATCTTGTCGTTCGCCTCGCCCGTATCGTCTACGAGTTCTAATGTGCCGTCCGCACATTCGGGTAGCTCTCGCCCTGCCTTCCCCTCCTGGACCGGCTTGGAACGCACGTAGACCCCTTGGCAGTTCTCGCACACTAGATCGCCAGTATGGCCTTGATCGTGGACGAATTCCCCGCAGAATTTGCAGCTCGCATGATGGCACAACGGACAAACGATCAGCTTAGTCTCGCTGCTTCCAGCGTGCTAATCTTGATTGAGCCTGAATTTTAGACGGGAAGTGCTGAGCTTTTTCAAAACATTGCGTTGAATGATAAATCGCATTAATCCACAATCCAGGCTCTAACTCAACAACAAATATGGGGCCGGCCATCTTATCCTCCATTCACTCTAAAATAATCGGCATAACTAGGGATTGGAATTTCAGTAACAGAATAGGTTTTCTTCTTCAACGAAGAGAACCATTCCTTATCTTCATCTGTAAGAAATTTATCCAGTTGCGCGTTTATTTTTTCTTGTTTTTCTTTTTTCATGAGTGATTTTTTTATCTCATCGGCAAGCCTTTTATTCAAAATTTTTAATCTATTTTCATTGATTTTTGACTCTCTTTTTTCTTTTCTTTTCTCTTCGAGTCTTGCTATTTTTAGGTGCTTGTAAGGAAGTTGATTTGGCAGTCTCCACAGCGCTTTTGCTGTTTTTCGGTGCCCATGCCAATTTCTGTCATAAGTCACCAATGATTTTGCCATGAGTCTGGATAGCATGTTAGATGCTGAATGGGTGCTTACCCCTAGAATGCTGGCGTAATATCTAGACGTTTGATTTGGCGTCTCTCGGATCAACAACAAGACGCGCTCTTTAAACCAAGCAAACCTTTCTTTTGCTCTTCTATTTCTTGAGGTATTCGGGCCACTTTTATGAGACATTTAGAACCGCCTTGGCTTTATTCCTGTTCAGCTTATCTTCGCACCCCTTGCATAGATAGCTAGGCTGGTTATGTCTCGGCCCGCGCCATCTCGACTCAGCGATAAAATCACATGGCCAATACTGGCGGCATGTGCTGCAAAACACCATGCCGTCGGTCGGAATCGGGGGCGGTTGTCGAGGATTCATGGCGCGGGCTGGCATGTCAATGCGCTCCGAGTAGATGGCCGATGAGCTTCCAGGATAATGATTATTTCTTTGATGATCGGCCAATTTGTTTTCATGATTTGCGCCGATACGTGCCTTGCCTCGAAGAATCCCAAATAACGCGGCCTTTCATCATGTCCTTAATAGCCATTTTTGAGTGTTCTCGGCGCATTCTGTAATTCATATAGAGTTCATTCTGAAGGCGGGCGGGATTGTGTAAGTCTTGCATTCTCATCGTAGCGGTTCTCGGTTGTGATTAAGGAAGTGGCGCGTCAATTTTTCCGGTGAAGTCCATTAGTAGCGCCAAGTCATGGACTTCCATTCTTGAAAGCAGAAATGGGACTTGCTGTAATTCTTCTCTGAATTCGCTGATGTCTTGAAATGCGCGATGCTCAGCAAGTATCTGAATGCTATCCTCCATTTTTCTACCAAGCGACCGCCATAATAGCTGGTCAATTTCTGACTGAGGAATTTGTAGCATATCGATTTTTCCAAACATATTTACACTCCATCCGCAAGCATAGCACGTCAACAGCCGGCCGGGCTGTTCGGCTTCGCGGGGTAAGTCGAGGTCGTGAAAGCAAGAGGGGCAACGGAGGTGGTGGAGCATGGCGTTATTCCTCATCAGCAAACAATCCGCCTTGTTCTATTTTTGCTACCGCCAGATTTCTGCAAGCGGCATCCCAATAGCTTTTTTTAAGCTCAGAACCAATGAATTTACGTCCCATTTGCAATGCCACGAATCCTTCGCTTCCAATACCTGCAAATGGAGATAGAACGGTGTCGCCCTTATTGCTCCATAACTCAATCCCGCGCTCTATAACCTCAAGCTGCAATGGCGCTATATGGCGCTCATCGTCATTTTCTCGCGCTTGTCGGTATTGCAAGGTCTTTGATGGATTGATGTCAAACCAAACTGGCGATGCGTAATTCTGCCATAGCGTAACAGGAAATTCAGATGGTTCTTTAGTGACTCTTTCCTGATTTTCTCCAGGCTTGCGCATCGTGACCAGATAATCTGGTATTCCTTGCCGACTCATGCATGAATCTTTCTTGAGTTGCTTGTACAGCAATCCAATGGCTTTAGTACGCTGCATGGCAACGACTGGGTCTTTCCATATAACGACCTCGCTATGATAAATCCATCCTTCATTTACAAACATCCTAATCAACTCTCCACGGAAATCATGCAATCCAATGACGCCGTGATGCGATTTAGAAGTTTGCAGATTCATGCAGTGGAAAGACAGCAGCCTACCAGGCATCGTGACTCTGAAAAGCTCTTTCACCAAAAATAGGAAATGATGGTAGAAATCAGAATAATCACTGCAATTTCCCATGTCTCGCATAGAATTGCTATACGTATATAGAGAAGCAAATGGCGGAGAAAATATGGAATATCCGATGGAGTTTTCTGGAAGATTGCCGACCACTTCGACGCAATCGCCAAGATAGAGTGTCCAGTTTTCTCCAGACGCGCAGTTTGTCACATAATCATTGGTTTCCCTGGTTGCGCCTTGGATGCTTTTCTGAGTAAATTCTTTCATGTGGTTTACCATTGCTTGTGTCATTTCTTCGTTCTTGCGCTGTTTTTCTTGTATATTTTTAAGTATAGCGCCTTCATCGCTGCTCGATACGATATGGACATTGACTTCCCTGGTTTGACCAAACCGCCAGCACCGGCGAATTGCTTGATAGAATGACTCATAAGAATCATCTAATCCGACGAAAACCATATTACGGCAATGCTGAAGATTCAATCCAAATCCAAAAATAGAAGGTTTTCCTATGATATCCATGGAATTTCCATTGATGAATGACATAATCCTTGATTCTTTTTCTTTTGATGGCATTGATCCTGTTACTTCAACGGAGCCAATGACTGATTCAGTCAGAGCCGTTGATTCGTCATTCAAATGACACCAGACAATCCATTCCTCGTCTGAGTTATTGACAAGACTTGCTGCCAATTCAACGCGCTCTTGCAAGCTATTTCGCTTAGCCGCCCGCCTTTCACTTAATGTTGTCGCTACCGAAGAGAATAATTGTCCTTCTGGAATGTAATCAGACTCAACCTCATGATGAATAATATTCAGTTTAGGTAATTCGTATTGACTTCCGTCAAATCCAAGGTCAGATGGATTCTTAATAACGACAGACCATGACGCCATCCATTCCCAGAATCTTGTTTTTCCATGACCCTTAAGCCGCCACTTGCTCGTATTCCCTCCGTCATGCGTGAAGAATTGCGCGAGCATTTCTGTGCTCGACATGATACCAAGGAACTCTGCTTGATTGCCGATTTCCATAAAATCATTCGGGGCTGGCGTTGCGGTGCAGGAAAGACGATATGGCGTGTTTCTGAATCTATCGATAATGTGCGTTTTGGTTTTCCCGTCAACGCTTTTCAAGATGCTGGATTCGTCGATGACTACACCTCCAACATCCAGGTTGTCGAATGCGTCCAGCATCTCGAAATTGATGACAGCAATTCTTGCGTCATGTGCCAGCGCCATGGTTCTGCAATACCGAACTCCATCAATTCCGATTTGATTTGCTTCCCGTACAGTTTGTTGAGCCACGCAAAGCGGCGTTAGGATAATGACAGGCATCTGAGTGTGGTTGACAATTTGATCAGCCCATGCCAATTGCATCCTGGTTTTGCCAAGTCCGGTATTAGCGAAAATAGCAGCACGTCCGCGCTTGACCGCCCATTTGACGATGGCCTCTTGGAAGTCAAATAGGTGTTCATTTATTTTTTCTGGTTCAAATCCAACAGGAACATGAACTTGCATTTTTGAATTGATGAATTCATCATATTCGTTGTTCATATCGTATCCTCATAATCGTTTTATTTTATGGCGCGCTCGGCAGGATTCGAACCTGCAATCTGAGGTATAGAAGACCGCTGCCTTATCCAATTGGGCTACGAGCGCTTTGTTAGTTGCCCGGATTACCCGCCGGGCCGGGAAGCGCGGATTAGGCGCGCCTTTCCATAGACCATCTGGATTTGATGGCTCCCCCTGTTTTCTCGGGTCCGCGTCGGCGCGGATGGCCACACGCTCGTTGCAGAAACCGGATCCACAGGGATCATAGCCCTCTGGGTGTTTGGTTTGGGCTGCGGTCGCTCTACCTGCTGAGCTACACAACCCATTGGCTTTTATTCGGCCTTGGTGAAATCGACGTAGAACTCGTCGCACAGATCAAACTGCTTGCCGACTTCCTCGTTAACCACGGAAAGCTTGATACTCCCGCCAGGTGTGGCCGCATAGAACCGCGCATTCTCTCCGCTGCCACCGGTGACGGGGGTCAACTCGACGGTATGAACTTCCTTCGCCCCGTTCCAACCAGGCTGTCTGGTAATGCTGGCGACCTTGAATTTTGCTCGTACTGCCATTGTGTGATTCTCTGGTTGATGTGAATTGATGGCCGTCTCTCCGGCCTGTCACGCCATTCCCCGACAGGTTTTTGCTTAGGCGAAGCGTTCCGCCTAAAAGGCTTGTGTGTCGGCATCCGGGGTGCGCACAGCCCGCATTGCCCGCGCATTCCATGAGGATCGCTCATGCTGTGGAATTGGTAGCGGCGGCTGGAATCGCGCCAGCGCCCTCCGGGGTATGAACCCGACGATCTACTGCTGATCTACGCCGCGTTTGTTATTCATTCTTTCCGCCAGGGCATATCCGGGCGTAAATCCTCGCGCCTGTCGCCGTAGTGTTTCTCTACTTCGTCAAGCACATTTACTGGTACGCGACGCAGCTTAAACCAGCGGCAAATCACAGACTTAGGACGCCCTAGTTTTTTTGCTACGTCGATTTGTCTTTCATCCCATATGCTCATAGCCTATAGTTCAACACAGTGAAACTTTTTTTGCAATGGGCTTGTAAACGAGGTTCAACTGTGTTGAACTATTGCCACCTAGATACAGGAAACGGCCAGCCAAGATTGGCCGTAATGTCTAGATCGGGATACGTGCTTTACAACCAAGATGAGGAATACTTCATGAGCATCAAAAGCGATTCTCTACGCGCAGCAGTAGAACTGATGAACACGCCGCGCGATTTCGAAATCGGCGATCTTGTTACCTGGAAAGACCCGATGCTGATCAATGCCAGAAATCCAAAGGATTGCAAAGATTTCGGAATCTGCGTCCGATTCCAAGAGTCGGTGCGCGGGTCTGATGAACCGGGATCGAACCATTTCAATGACTGGAAAGATACGGTCATTGGATTTATCGATGAAGACGGAGATTATATGGAATACTGCGCTAATTCTCTGCGCTTCAAGAAATTCTCGGAATAATCAACTGGTGGTCTTCCCCGCCGGTGATGGATTCGACTCCCCCGGCGGGGCTTTTTCAGGAGAGAAGAACATGGGCGAACCATCACTCCACGATTGGGAATACGAGCACGACTCAAGACTGGCATTTGATCGCGAGGTGGCTCGCGAGGTGGAAATTAAATATTCAGTGAAAGATCGCATCGACGATTTGATGCTTGCTAGCGGGCACGGAAAAGACGAGCAAGCGCTGATGGAGAAGGTGCTGTCAACGCTCGCCGAGTCGCAGACCACTTACGGCACCGTCAAGAAGTATCTGTTCGAAATATGGCAGTTGCGAGACGCACAGACCGATGATGAAAAGCGCAAGCGCGACCGTGCGGCGCAAGTCATCGCAAATCTGATCGCGCCGGTCTTGCGCGACATCGTGACTTCCGATGTCAGCAGGTCATTCGAGCATTGACATCATCCCCGCCATTTAATGGCGAGGATTCCTGATTTCACAATCAGGGCTTTCTGTTTCACTGAGGTTGCCCATGGGAGTACCGAGCTTGGTTTTCGCAATTCCCCCCGGAGGGGGTTTTACGAGCGTTCCGCGCTCAACCGCATACCCCCACAGGTCTGACACCTCTCCACAGACTTCACATCCCGCCAGCCAGGCGGTAGGTCTTAAATAGGAGACAGTGATGAGTCAGAAAATTATACGCATCCGCTCCCAACGGCGCAACCCCAGGATTACGTATCGGGATGATACGCCGGCTGGGACCAAGATCGACATGCTCAAGCTCCGCGTACTGATGCTGAAAGCGCTGGCGGAATTGGTCATGGACATCGACGAGGAGCGGCGATCGTGAAAATTCTAAGACACTTCGATCAAGGATCAGATGAATGGCTGGCCCAGCGCTGCGGTAAAGTCACGATGTCGCACGCAAAAGACCTACTCACCGGCGGCAAAGGCAAGACGCGCCAATCCTATATCCTCGATCTAGTTGCCGAGCGATTATCAGGAAAGCCGACGGACAATTTTTTGTCTGTGGACATGCAGCGCGGGACATTTCTTGAGGAATACGCGGTCGCTGCGTTTGAGTCATCAATCAGAGACAACAGCGTTACCCGCGTTGGATTCGTGCTCACCGAAGATGAACGCATTGGATGTAGTCCAGACGGCCTTATCGGATCAAGTGGCGGGATCGAAATCAAATGCCCAGCGCCACGCCAGCACATTCGAAACGTATTGGCCGACGGCATGGACGATTATATTCAGCAAGTGCAAGGCAATCTATGGGTCTGTGAGAGAGACAGATGGTTTATCGTCTCTTTTTGCCCATGGGTTGAAGATTTTCCGCTGCATATCAAGCTGGTTTATCGCGACGAAGATATGATCAAGAAAATCTCTGAATCTGCCATTCGTGCGGCGGACGAAGTAGATGCAATGGTGAATGCTCCAGTCAATAAATACGGAAAGCGAGTCGCAGAAATCGCGCAAGACGCCAAAGAAGCATGGGAATCCATGCAAGCAGGAAATGATGAGGTGGTGCTATGAGCAACGAATCGCTAGCAGATACAATCATTCCGAAGTCTGAGCAGCTTAACGCCGATGATTTGATCGCTGGACCCATCACCGTCACAGTTGAAGGCGTCAAGCGATCCTCTTCTCCTGACCAACCAATCGACATCATGATTTCCGGGCACCGACCATTCCGCCCTTGTAAGTCCATGCGCCGCGTGCTCATCAGCGTATGGGGAGATAAAGGCTCTGAGTGGATCGGCCAATCGATGACGCTGTATCGCGATGAAACTGTCAAATACGGCGGCGTAGCGGTCGGCGGAATTCGCATCAGCCATGTCACGGGCATCGATAAGCGCCGCGACTTGATGCTGACATCGAATCGCACTAAACGGGAAATGTACACAGTCAATCCGCTGACCATGAAAGCGTCGCCATGTCCAGCAGACTATAATGATCAAATCAAGCTCTTCTCTGATAAAGAGGAACTTCGCGCCTGGATGATGAAGATGCTGAATAAAAACGGGTGGGATAAGGGTCATCCGTTCCGTCAAGAATTCATCGACGATTGCTCGAAACAGGTTGCAGCAATCGATCATATCAATAAGGTTGATGATCAAGACGAAATTCAATCTTCCGATGACTTCGATGCCGGCCTCGGCGAAATTGATGAATAAGAAATGAGCGAATACAAGATTCAGGAATACAATCAGACGGCCGCCGCTCTATCCGAATTGCGGGCGCGCTATTCCCGCAAATACGACGTGAGCACCACGGCCGGCATGACCGAAGCAAAGGCCGCCCGTGCGGCTGTTCGCGGCTATCGGGTTGCGCTGGAAAAGACCCGGATCGAAATCAAAGCTCCAGCGTTAGAGCGTACTCGGCTGATCGATGCTGAAGCCAAGCGGATCACTGCAGAGTTGATGGCCATCGAGGAACCTATCGACGCCGCCATCAAAGCCGAAGAGCAACGCAAGATCGAAGAGAAGGCCGCGAAGGAGCGCGCCGAAGCCTCGCGGATCGAGGCCATCAAGTTTCGGATCGATTACTTCTCGGAGCGCGTCATTGCCGCGTCGAACCGGGACTCGAAGACGATCACGGCCATCCTGAAGGATGTGGAAGCTGCCAAGCTGGACGAACAGGACTACCAGGAAATGCTGCCTAATGCGATTTCCGCGAAGATCACGGCCGTTGAAAAGCTAGAAGCTATGCTGACCGAGCGGATTTTCTATGAACAGCAATGCGAGCGGATCAAAGCCGAGCAGGAAGCAGAGTCCGCCAGAATCCAGGCCGAACGGGAGGAACTGGCGCGTCTTCGTGCCGCTGACGAAGAAAGGCAAGCCGAAGAGCGCCGTATTGCCGAGGCGAACCGCCTGGAGGCGGAAGCGAAGCTAGCTGCCGAGCGCCAGCGCCATGAAGCTGAGTTGCGCGCCCAGCGCGAGCAGCAGGAACGCGAAGCCAGAGAAGCCAAAGCGCTGCGGGATGCTGAGGAGAAGCGCATCCGAGCCGAACAGGAAGCGATGGAAAAGCAACGGGCCGAACTCGAAGCGCGTCGGCGAGAAGAGGAAGCAAAGCAGCGCAAGTCCGAAATCATCGCGGCGATTACCTCGATTGCCGAGGTCAAGGAAGCGCTGAAGCTGATGACGATACTGCCCGGTGAGGCTATCGATAAAGCTTATGAAATCGGCTTCAAGGCCGGGTACGAGGCTGAATAAAATGCGAAAAGTCATAGCTCGCGATCCAGCTACCCATCTTTCATACACTGCTTGGTTTCATGGGTTTGATAGCACCGAGGATTCTGTTTACGCCATCGTCGAGGATGACTCTACAGGAGTCATTAGGGTAGTTGATGTTACTGGGGTTCGGTTCCTCAACGATCCAAATGGCAAAAAATACAACCACAGGGGTTGATGCTATGCGAAAAGTAATAGTATCCGAAGAAAAATGGAACAATAAAACAAATCGACTCGAACGAATTGATCTATACGAGGCATGGTTTCATCAATTCAGCACCGACTCGTGCGAGGATACTTCTGGACCATTCGCGATTGCGATTGTCGAGCGGATCGACAACGGGCAAGTGGAAGTCGTGTTTCCGGGCAATATCCGGTTTGTTGATCAGCCACAACAGCAAGAGAAATGGCCAGAAGAAAGAACGGCAGTAGTCGCATTGCTCAGGGAGATATGCCAAGATCACGGCGACAATGATTGGCCTGACAATCTGCATCTTTATGATGTCATTCCGGCCGTAAATAAAAACCAGGAGCAATTGATATGACCGCAAAACTTGTTTCGATACGCACTCGATCCGGAGACGATTTGACGCCGGAGGAAACATGCCTGCCCGTCCAGACGGTCAGTCAGCGCAGAGTGATTATGGAATTCAACAACATGGATAAATCAACGATTTGGCCAGCAGTCAAGGCGAGAATGAGCGATGCCGCTATTCAGGCGACACATCCGAGAATCAGAATCAGCGCGGCGTGGATACGCGCGATTCTGCTAGTGGTTGCTGCGACGGCGGCGTCTTTTGCGATTATCTGGAAAACGCTATGAAAAACTGCACTGATTGCAAATACGCTGACTGGCAGCGAACGGCGGCTGGGAAGCTGCATCCGTCTGGAAATGGCAGATGTGCGCATCCGTGGCAAATTCCTCCGCTTCCAGCCGCGTTTTATTTCCTCACTAGGCCGATTCCAACAGGTGGCAGCATCAATCGCCGCGAAGAATTCAAAGAACACTGCCCATGCTACGAGGCCAAAAAATGACCGACTTCAAATTCAAGGTTGACGAGCCTGTACGTAAAGTTGGCGGCAGCTATCAAGGGACCGGAGTAATTAAGGCCGCATTCCGTGCCGATGATGGCACCGCGCGCTATGTATTCCGCTTCGATAATCCTCCTGGGTTGCTGCATATTTATAATGAGGGGAATCTTGAGAAGATCAATGAGATTGATCCGATTATTGTCGGTCTGACCAAAAAACAGCAACAGCAGATTTTAGGAATCATGGGAGAACTCGGCAGAATGGCGTCTGAAGGAACTCCAGGAATGGCGATAGCTCAAGTGTTTGATGACCACATGCGAGTCGAACTGCTCAGCCACGAACAAGGCATGAAAATTAAATCTGCTTTGGGAAGGAATGGGTCAAGAATAATAACTGCGGCGTGGGGTTGATATGAACGATTTTATTGTTGTTCTGGGAAATAACGAAATTACAGTAAAGAAAGATGGCGGAAAATATCTTTCTATCCATCCATCGCCGACAGAGGAGAAGCTAAGCATTGGCATATCTGCTTGTCTGATTGGAGGATTTTCAGAAGCCGAAGCTCAAGCGCGCGCTTATGTCGAAGCATTCGTATTAGCTAGAAAAACGTGGCCTGAGCTTGTCAAATGAACATAAAAAGCCTGACTCCAAAACAACGGAAAACGCTAGAGGGCTTAGCAAAATTAGGGCGTCCGGCAAAGCGACTTGAGATTGCGCAATCTGGTGGAATTGACGGGACTCAAGCCGCTCATGCGCTTAGTAGGCTCGAAGCATACGGTTTTTGCGAAAACGATGACGAATATCAATGGACGATTACCGATGCCGGGAAATCGATATTGCTAAGCCTAGAAATAGAAGATCGGGAAGCCAATAAGCAAGACGAGAGTAATTCTGATGAAGAACCTGCGCATAGTCTCGAAGACGAAATCAAGGCGTTACGAGGAAAGATTCGATATGCGCCGGACTTCTCAACATCCGATGCGGCTTTCGTTTGCAAAGCGCTCAGTGAAGAACTAGCCGATATGCCGTCTATCGCAATGATGCTTGCGAAGATGGCTAGATATTGGGATGGGATTAAATAATGACTGACACGACGCGAGAACACATGCTTGAATCCATCATCGTTGATCTTTGCGAAGCGGAACTGACATGGTATGAAATACAGGAACGTACTGGACTCAGCGAAGAGCGCGCTAGGGAAATTGAAGAAGTGATTGACGATGTATTTGAACGGTATTTCGAGCGGAATGGATACTAATTCCTAAATCATCATAAATCATCGACGGCCTTATCTTCCCAACTGGCGAATCCATTAAATGGTATTGCGACGTAGAGAGGATAAGCCGTTTAAATATTTGCGGAGAATGGCACAAGCTGGCCAAATGGTTCGAGGATGGCCTTTCGCCTAGTGAGGCCATTGATAAGTATTTGGAGAGGAGTTGATAATGGCTAATATGTCTTATTGTAGATTTGAAAACACCCTTACCTATTTGCAAGATTGCTACGAGCACATGGAAGACGATGACTTGAGTGAATCGGAAATTAAGGCTAGGCGGCAGCTTATTATTGAGTGTCGCAATTTGGCCGGCGATTATGGGCGTGAGGTTGACGATGATGAGTGAGTACTTGGATACAATCCATGGAACAACTGAAGACATCCGCCATTGTGCGCATAAATTATTTGAAATATCTAGAGCATTCTATACCGTTGGAAACAATACCATGGCCAGAAAGCTAGAAATCATGGCTGATAAGCTCATATCCGCACAGGAAGAGATTAACAATGCCGTGTCTCGTGAGATTACTGATAGGCGCAAGGAAGCAGAGCAAGACGCTTTTAATGCTGTAGCCGCTTCAGGCAAGGCGGTATTTAATTTCGAAAGGCTGGAAATGGAAGTGGATTTAATGACCGATAAAACCTACCAATGGATCGGCATTGAAGAGCAGATGCCGGCGCTAGATACGCCAGTGTGGCTATACGATGGAAATAAAGTATTCATTGGAGGTCTGATTATCGTCAATGTCGGAGACGATCCATTTCATGCTTGGGCGTCTACATACATGATGAATGTGTATTTTGAGAAAGACGGAACCTGGAGCGCTGACTTTGAGTATGATGATGATTACTTTCCAACGCACTGGATGCCGTTGCCGACACCGCCCGCAAAAACTGGAGCATAATCATGGCAAAGAAATCACTAACCGGAAAGCAATATGCGTTAGCGTGCGGAATGAAAAAAATTAATGATAATAATTTAACTAATTCTTTGACTCTTCATGTTGTAACTGCAAATTCTAAAGAAGAGGCAAAGGGAATTGCGATTGAGCAGGCCATGATAGTAAAGCCGGGTTTTCTATTTATGAAGTTCTTTGCATTCCTATTGAGGAATAAATAATGCCAAAACGCACTAATCAAAAGCCGCCATCCTCCATTCAAGACTGCGAATTATTGAAGGCTGGTCTTGTCGATAAGATACTGGCGTTGCAGCATCAGCTTTAAATAGTGACCGAAGATAATTTCGGAAGAACGGCAGAGTATGTTGATTGGAAAAAGAGCGTAAAAATAAGTTTGTCATCAATGCAGCGCGGCATCGCTAGGCTGAATCTATTAAAAAAAGAAATAGCTCTGAAAATAAAAACTCGATCCGAAGAATCAGGAGGAGAAAGCAGCAAATCTAAAAGGGCGAAAGTGATTTGCAAAGCGTTTTATCTCATCATTGATGACATTCTCAATGATTGTGTTCCTCAGTTTAATAGTGCGACAGCGATAGCGAGTCATTACATGTTTCTCGCCGATATGCTGGACGGCAATATTCCAGGGCAACAGAAAGATGATGAAGAAATTGCCGATGATGAGAGTCTTGGTAATCGATGATCTGTGTAATTTTTATGAGGCTATGGCTAACTTAGGAGAGACAAAATGAGTATACAAGCATTTATCGATGGTATGAACGCGCAAATGCAGCGAGAGCGCTCTAAGACGCAAATGACTCTGGGCCAGATCATCGAAGCGCTTGAAGGAATTCCTGCTGATGCTCAGGTCGCAAATCTTCGAGGGCCGCATAGTTATCGTGGCTACTACGATGACCTAGCGTTTAAGCGATCCGAAGGTACGCGCTACGCTTCTGATTTGCTAGCAGATTGCAAAGCCGCAATGGGCAAGGCATTCGAAGGCTACAAGGGCGGGCGATATGTGATGGGAGAATTGACGCCGGTATGGGTAGCGGACCATGGGTGCTGCGGTGTAAAGCTGATCGCGCTGCGCGATGACGGAAAGATCGAAGTCACTGAAGACGACTAGAAAAAATATTTTCGCTACCCCCTTGCATCGTAAGTATACCCGCGTATAATAGTAGTCGAAGGAGGTGACTACGCGCTTGCCGAACTGCTTGAAAAAGCAGGACTGCCGGAAACTAAGGGTAAGAATGAATTTTCGTGGCTGAGGCAAGGAATGGAAAGCAGCACGGCAAGTGCTGTAATTAAATTTTGAAAACAAACTCCAACACCGAACACTACAGCCAAGCCCGCCTCGCGCGGGCTTTTTCGTGCCTTACGAAAAAAACTATTGACTTTTTTATCTGTATAGTTTATTAGAATATTAGTGCATATTCAGATATTCTAATGTTATGGATGGGCCGATCTTGAGCGGCGGACGCCCTACTATCTACGATGACACGATGCCGGACAGGGCATTCAGAGCGATTGCTGACGGCAGGGGAATTGCCGGGGCAGCCGTTGAGTGCGAAACGTGCAAGAGAACGATCTATAACTGGATGGATCAGCATCCAGAGTTTTTGCATGCAGTAAAACGAGCCGAGGCTCACGCTGAAGAGCTTTTGTTTAAAAAACATGCGGAAATGTCGCCAGCGTCGTGGATTTTCACGATGAAAAATAGGTGCGATTGGGTCGATAAACGGGAGACCGCGCTAACCGGAGCCAATGGCGGCCCCATTGAATACCGAAATGTCCAGGATATGAGCGACGATGAGCTTGCGCGCATTGCAGCCGGCACCAGCGAGTAATCGCTCTCGCCGACCGCCCACCAAAGCGGAAGCCGCGCGCGAATTACTCGCGCGTCGCGGCGCTCGTGCGCACATGGCTGGGTATATCGAATACATGGACATCGGCATTACTCCAGCCAAGCATCACCGTCTTATCATCGAATACCTGGAAGCTGTCGAACGCGGCGATATCCCCAGGCTGATGATTTTCCTGCCTCCAGGGGCAGCCAAATCGGTCTATGCTAGCCAGATATTTCCGGCGTGGTTTTTGGGGAAGCATCCCAAGAAAAACGTCATTGCTGCCAGCCATTCGGCAGAACTGGCCGAAAAATTCGGGCGGCGAGTACGCGGATTTTATTCATCGACTGAGCACTACCGAGTTTTTAACTTTGGCGTATCGAAAGAATCAGCCGCCGCTGGGCGCTGGAGCACCAGCGCTGGCGGTGAGTATTTTGCGGCCGGTGCCGGCGCTGGCATTGCAGGATTTCGCGCCGATCTCGGTATTATCGACGATCCGTTCCGCAATCGTGAAGACGCGGACTCGGCGACGATGCGCGACAAAATCTGGGATTGGTACAAAGCCGACTTTTTCACGCGACTCAAGCCGGGCGCGGCGCAAATTCTCATTCAAACGCGCTGGCATACCGATGATTTGGCGGGTCGGCTTCTGAATGATCAGGGCGACGGAGGACAGCAATGGCATGTACTCAGTATCCCTATGGAATGCACGAGTACCGATGATCCGCTGGAAAGAAAAATCGGTGAGCGACTTTGGCCTGAGTGGTTCACGGATGAAATGGTGGCGCAGGCCAAGCGCGACTCTCGAAACTGGGCAGCGCTCTATCAGCAATCGCCCGTGGTGGACGGCGGGAACATACTAAGGCGGTCATGGTGGCGCGAGTGGAAAGGAAAGCATCCGCCATCCTGCATCTATATACTTCAAAGCTACGACACTGCGTTTTCCGATAAAGACCTGAAAACGAACTCATTCAGCGCCCGCACCACCTGGGGCGTGTTTTTCACGGATGATGGAAATCCAGCGATCATGCTCATCGAAGCGTGGCGCGGCCGGGTCGATTATCCGACGCTTCGGGCCGAGGCGACGAAAGCCTATCGTGAACAGCAGCCCGATTGTGTGCTGATTGAGAAAAAAGCCAGTGGGCAATCTCTGATTCAGGACATGCGACGCTCGGGGATTCCGGTGGCCGAGTATCAGCCGGATCGAGACAAAGTGTCGCGGGCGTATGCAGTCCAGGCGCTGCTCGAAAACGGCCAGATTTATTATCCGCCCCGACGATGGGCCGATGAAGTGATTACCGAGTGTGAGCAGTTTCCGAACGGCGTAACAAGTGACTATGTGGATACCTGCACTCAGGCATGGCTCAGAATCAGAAATAGCGGGATGCTGATTGCGCCAGAGCCTAAAGTTCCCGATGAACCGGACATTGATCCGTTATTCCATAAACGAGAAACGCCCGTTCGGCATGGAGTGTACGGCTGATGGAACTACCTGAAATCTATGCGATGGCTGATGCCGGCGATGAGGACTTGCTCACTGAGTCTGAGCGCGCGCAATTGCCGCCATCTCCACCAGAGCAGAAATCCTCGTTCAATGAAAATCTTGCAGAACGCTTGGATTCTCAAACGCTTGGCCGTCTTTCTCAAGATGTGCATGATGGCTACAACAGCGACGATGCGAGCCGCTCGGATTGGAGAGTGCGCGAAAAAATCGGGATTCTGCTGCTGGGGATCAGCGAGAATCAGGATGGAGAGCCAGCTTTCGAAGGCGCGTCATCTGCTGTTTTCCCCGGATTGATCGAAGCGATCATCCAATTTCAGGCCCGCACCATCAGCGAACTCTGGCCAGCGCAAGGGCCGGCAAAGGCATACGTCCAAGGCGGGTTGTCGATGAATCCGCAGCGCGAGCAACAGGCCGCGCGAGTCGCGGATTACCTAAACTGGCTGTTCACTAAAAAGATGCCGGGCGGTTATAAGCATCATGACCGGATGCTGTTCCGCCTGCCGCTCTCTGGTTCGTGTTTTAAGAAACTGCACTATTGCGCTGACTCTGAAACAGTCGTGTCGAAGTTCGTTCCAGCCGAAGAGGTGCTGGTTCCCTATGGCTCAACGGACCTCAAGACCGCGCCTCGCATTACGCATGTCATTAGCTATTCCGGCCAAGACATCAAACGGCTCATCCGTGCCGGCGTTTATGTAGACCGCTCGATTGATGCGCTCTCTGAAGACGATGAAAAGACCGACTTGCAGCCCGAATTAGATGCGGTCACGAGCACGAAACCGTCAATAACGGCGCTCGATAAGTCGCAGCGATATGTTTTGCTTGAGCAATCCATCTTCACCGACATCCCCGGCGAGCCAGAAGGCGCTCCGTTTCTCGTCACGATTGATCGTGAAAGCCAGCAAGTTTTTAGCGTTTATCGAGACTGGCGAGAATCGGACAAGAAAAGACATCGCCGCCGCCGCTGGGTGCATTACGATTTCCTTCCAGGGCTTGATGGGTTTTATGGCCTTGGGCTGCTGCACGCGCTGGGCCGCACTGCCGAATCGATGTCTGGAAACCTTCGCGCGCTTCTGGACGCGGCAATGCTGGCCAACTTGCGCGGTGGATTCAGATCGGCTGATGTGGTGCTTCCAAAAGGGAAGCGTGGCGACGGAATCAGCATTACACCGGGAACGTGGCAGCCGGTCGAGGCGACTACGGAAGAACTGCAAAAGCTCTTTGTCAGCATCCCGTATGCGGAACCTTCGCAAACTCTGTTCAATTTATTGCAATGGATGGATGGCGTGTTCCGGCGTGTGGCTGGAACGACGAGCGAGCTGGTAGGCGAGGCGACAAAGAGCGTTCCAGTAGGAACAACTCTAGCGCGAATCGAACAAGGAATGAAAGTTCAGTCGTCGATCCAGATTCGATGCCATCAAGCGCAAGCCGAAGAGCTGGCCATTGCGTGTGAATTGACCGCCGATTATCTACCCGACGCTGATTATTGCCGAGATGTGCTGAATATCGCGCCGGAACAGTTTGCCGCTGATTTCGATAATCGCGTGGATGTGCAGCCCGTCAGCGATCCAAACGCGATCACTGGCACTCAAAAGCTGGTGATTGCACAAGCGCTTGTTGATCGTGCCGCCGCCGCTCCAGATTTATACAATCGACGCGCTGTTGAAAAGCGCCTGCTTGAAACCATGCGGCTGACGAACGCCGATGAACTGCTGGTCGATCAATCGCAAGCGCCACGCATGGGGCCGGTCGAGGAAAACATGGCGCTGCTGATGACGCAACCAGTCAAGTCATTCCCAGACCAAGACCACCAAGCGCATCTAATCGTGCATCGGCAGTGGCGGGAGTCAATCACCGACGAAGAAACCCGTAAGCGCATCGAGGCCGCCGCAGTCGCGCACGAGGCCGAACATTTAGCGTGGGCGTATCTACTGCAAATGCAAGCGGCGATGGGGACACAGCTTCCGGCTACCCCCATGGGGTCCGGACAGCCCATGGACCCGCAGGCGGAAAACATGCTGACGATGATGGCGGCCCAAGCGGTGCAGCTCATGAATCAGCAACAAGCCAATAGCCTTGCGCCCGATCCATCGGCAGTGGCCGCAGAGCAGAAATCGGCGATTGATTCAGCGCGGGCCGAAGCTGAAATCCGACGCAAGGACGCGCTGGCGAATGCGCAAATTCAACGCGATGATGCAAAAGCCATTGCGGACATGCGGCGCGGGGCTGCCGAACAAGAAGCGAAACTGGTTAGCCAGTTCGTCAGCAATCAGGCTCGACGCGATCTTGGCGAGATACCCGTGCAATGATTACCGGGTTTGTTCGACAAGTCAGAAAACGATTCGATGAGGAAATCTCAAGAACCGTAACGGCTATCGGGAATGGATCAGCAAAGGACTGGGAAGATTATCGACGCATGACCGGGCGCGTGGCCGGGTTAAAAACCGCGCTGGATATTTTGAACGACGAATTTAAACAGCACAACGAAATTGATTTCGAAGAGGAATAGAGAGA